ATGCCGATCCCACTGAGCAACGACCGTATCAAGTTCGACGGGACCACCTACACCGTGATTGCCGTCGGCCCATGGAACTACGCCGGCCTGGCGGTTGGCTTCGAGCTGCAGGTGCGCAAGTAATGGCAAATCACATGACCAGCCGCTACGGCGGACAGCAAGGGAGTTTTGCCGAGAGCCTGGCGGCATTCGCCGAGCAGACCAAGGAAGCCATCGACGATGTGTTCCGCGATGTGGTGATCGAGATCGGCACTTCGGTTATCCGGCTGTCACCGGTGGACACTGGGCGATTCAAAGGCAACTGGCAGTTCACTGTGGGTGCGCCTTCGAACCAGAGCATCGACACCTTCGACAAGGCAGGGCACGAAACCATTGCGACTCTGGTGGCCGAGGTCAGCAAGCTTGAGGCCGGACAGGTCGCATACATCGTCAACAACCTGGTGTACGGCGTGCCGCTCGAATACGGGCATTCCGACCAGGCGCCGGCCGGCATGGTGCAAATCACGCTCGCACGCTTCCAGCAGATCGTCGAAGAAGCCATCAGGAATAACCAGGTATGAGCCATAACATCATCGCCGCGGCTTTCGAGTCGCGCCTGCTGGCCTGGGCCAAGGCTCGAGCCAAGCCACTGAAGGTGGTGGTCGAGAACGAGACATACACGCCGGCCTCTGGCGAGACGTACCTGCGGGCCTTTACGCTTCCTGCGGTAAGCGCCAGCAACACACTGGGCGGCGACCACCACCTGTACGTCGGCGTATTCCAGGTCAACATTGTTGCCCCCTCCGGCAAGTACCGGACCGAGGCCAGCGGCATCGTCGACGAACTGGCCGCACTGTTCCCGGTAAACCTGCGCATCCCGCGCGCCGGACTGGTCGCCATCGTGCTGACGCCGGTCGGGCCAGGCCCAGGCATTCCTGACGGAACCACATACACCATACCGGCCTCGTTCCAGTACCGCGCTGACACCAACTAATTCGCCCGCTGGGCAAACCCAGAACCCGCCACTGAGCGGGTTTTGTCATTTCTGCAAAGAGGAAAATACACATGGGCTTTCGACTCCCCAACGGCGCGACCCTGCAAATCGCTTCGACCTACGGCCCGGCGATCCCGGTAACCGCGCTGAGCAACGCCAACCCGGCGGTGGCCACTTCTGCGGCCCACGGCCTGAGTGATGGCGACATCATCGCAGTGACCTCCGGCTGGACTCGCCTGAACGACCGCGCCGCGCGCGTGGCCAACAGCCTCACCGGAACTTTCGCCCTCGAAAACGTCAACACCACCAACCTCCAGCCATACCCGGCCGGCTCGGGCCTGGGCTCGGTGCGCGAAGTAACCGGTTTCGTTGAGATCTCGCAGATCACCGACGTGGCTACCACCGGCGGCGACCAGCAGTTCCTGACCTTCGGCTTCCTGGCTGACGATGACGACCGCCAGATCCCGACCACCAAGAACCCGATCAGCATGTCGTTCACTGTCGCAGACGATCCGGCACTGCCGTACGTGCCAGTGGTTGAAACCGCCGACGAGGACAAGGTCACCCGCGTACTGCGCCTGAACCTGCCGAACGGCGACAGCATCCTGTACAACGCTTACGTGACCATCACGTCGACCCCGGCCCTGTCCCGCAACAACCTGATGACCCGCGTCATCACTCTGTCGCTGGCTGGCCGCCCAACCCGTTATTCCGCAGTGGTGGCGTAACCCATGGCCAAGATCAAGATCGCTCCAAACCCAACGTTCAAGGCCAAGGTGCAGATCCCCCGCGTGGGCGGTGAAGCAGTGGCCGTGGACTTCGAGTTTAAGTACCTGGACCGCATTGCGCTCTCGGCGCTGTTCGACCGCTGGAACACCGCGCGTGACGCGCACGCCACCAAGGTGCAAGACGAAGGCATGTCCTGGCAGGACGCCACGGCCTCGGAGATCGCGCTGCAGGTCGAACAGCTCAAGGACATTGTCAGCGGCTGGGGTTTCGATGAGAAGCTGGCCGACGAATCCATGACTGCACTGGTAACCACCTGCGTAGGTGCGCCCAAGGCAGTACTTGAGGCGTATCAGGCAGCCTACCAGCCGGCCCGTCTGGGAAACTGACCGGCGTCGCCCGCATCCTGTACGAGCAGGGGCCCTCAGAGGCTGACCTGGCGGCCTTCGGCATGACCAAGGCCGACATCCCCGATGACGAGTACGAGGTCTGGCCAGACAACTGGCCGGCCTTCCTGCTGTTCGAGGCGATGTCCACGCAGTGGCGTGTAGGTATGGGCGGCGCCGTGGGCCTGGACTACAACGCGATCAAGCCGGTGGCGAGCATGATCGGCCTCAAGCGTGCCGAGTTGACACAGGCCTTCCCCGATTTACGGATGATGGAAGCTGAGGCGCTGCTGGTGATGAGCGAGAGCAGGACGTAGAAAACAAACATGAAGCGGCATGGCCGCAGGAGCTAGACATGAATATGAAAAAATCGAACCAACCGAAAGTCGTAGTTCCATTTCTGGTCGGGGGTGATGGCCGAGTCTACTTGAATGCTGCCGCTATCAAAGACTCGACCGTCACCAGTGCAAAATTACTTGCCTAGTTCAGCCTGCTTAGCCGCGAACTCTTCTGGAGAGAGCGCGATCGGAAGAGTTTTACCAGGAAAGGCTTTCTGGAAAATCTCGAGTACAAAATTGTCGCCACTACCTTGCTCGCGCGATGCAAGCACGGCAGCGCCCAAGTATGCCTCGGCCAGACCTGGGTTGCTTTTCGCGGCTATATGCGCAAGCGCCAAAAGAGTGTTGTTGATCTGATTGACTGCGTGATTGATGTCTGTGACAGGTGATGCACTCACATTGACCTCCAGGTCATAAATGCGCCGTTATTGGCGCTATCCCAGTCCTTGGGCTTGCAGGCGTAGGACTGGGGAATCCTTGCGCGTGGCAGGAGGCTACTACTGGCCGATGGTCGGGCGTTACTGGGGATTCGTACAGGCGGGGCGGGGTGCGACCCTCAGAAATAGGGTCAGTCTTCATCGCCTGAAAGCGCATCAATTCGCTCCAGCATGCCGGGAAACTCTTCCTCAAGCATTTTGCGCGTGGCCGGGTCTCTTGCTTTCATCCTGAGCCCGATCATTGTCAGCTTTCGCATGAGCTCTTCGGTAGTGATTCCAAGCTTGGCAGCTTCCGCATCAAACTGCTCCGCCTCTTCTGCGCTGAGCTGGACCTCAATTTCCTTTGTGGTTTTCCTAAGCTCAGGCATCAAGTCGTAAGCGTCCATCCCAAGCACGCGGGCAAGCTTTAGGGCTGCGCCCAGTCTTGGGGTGGAGCGACCTGTTTCGTATCTGGCGACCTGGACGAGGCTTACACCTGCAGCTTCGGCCAGCTCTTTCTGCGTGAGGCCCAGCTCGGCGCGCGCCCAAGCAAGGCGTTCTGGGAATTCTCTTGTGTCGGTCATGGGGTGCCTCTTAACTCGGTTTAATATCACTATACCAGAGAAGAAAAGATTTCAAACGACATCGCTTGACACTCAAAGTTAAGTGACATTAAATGACATCTACCGACACGCAAGCACTAGGAGAAAGCAGTGAAAAAGAAGGAAACGAAGGTCCCGACAATCCTCAGGCTTCCAGAGCAAATGCGCGAATGGCTGTGTGGTGAGGCGGATGGCAATGGAAGAACGATCAACGGAGAGGTGATCTTCCGGCTCAAAAAAATGATGGAGAGGGAAAATGCGGAAAAACAGCAGGCATGAAAAAGCCCCAAGCGCGCCAACGCTTGAGGCCCATGAAGCAGAACGTCAATCTATCAGGAAAAACGTCATGTCGAAGAATAACACAGTTGTAACTGTTGACAACCTTCCGGTGATCAAGCATGCGGGGCGCCCAGTGGTCACCACTGCTCTGCTTGCAAAGCTGTATGGCACTGACGACAACAACCTAATCAAGAACTACCAGCGCAATGCTGATCGGTTTGTGCCTGGAAAGCACTTCCACAAGCTGGAAGGCGCAGAACTCAAGGCTCTGAAGGACTACATGACCAATAGTCATGTAGTTCAAATACCGAAAAACACGCGCCAGATGATCCTCTGGACCGAGCGCGGCGCTGCTCGCCACGCCAAGATGCTTGATACCGAGCAGGCTTGGGAAGTCTTCGAAAAAATGGAAGACTCATATTTTGGCCAGCAATCTGTTTTGGCTATCGAGCATGCGCCTGAAAAGCTATCCCCTGCACATCAGCGTCACATCCTGAATCGGGTGGCGGAACTGGCTGGCATGGATCGCAAAAAGTACCCAGCCGTCTGGCGCAGCATCAAAGATCATTTCAAGGTCGGCAGCTATAAGGACATTCCAGACAGCCAGTACCCGGCTGTATGTGAGTTCATTCTCTGCAAGCCAATGGACGGCGAGGCGCCCAAGGCAACAGTGATAGCGAGGGATGACGGGATTCACCTAAGCCAGATTGAGGCGCAGCATTTGTATTTGCTCATGTCCCGGTTCGCCGCGATGAGTCGCCACAAAGAAAGCATGCTCGTGGCGGCCAGGGCTCTGGACTCTAGGCCGTTGATGGAGTTTTTCGACCAGCTTACCGAAGGCGGTAGCTCGTTCGCGCACCTCGACCAGCGCAGGGATGAGCTGTACGAAATCTACCAGTCTCTCGGGTGCACTGGTGGGTACGCATGGAGGGCTTCAGCATGAGCATGGAGCTACTGACAATTCGAGTTACTGGCACATCACCATTGATGATGCACAGCGACAAGCTGGCCAACCCGCTGCATCCATTAACCAAGGCGCACAAGGAACTGACTGGCAAGCGTAAAAAAGTCGACGAGGATCATCTTGCGATCGCCAAGTCCGAGTTCCTTGCTGGCGTGTACTTCGATGAGCGCTCAGGCATTCACGTACCGGGCGCCAACTTCGATGCGACATTTCTTGCCGGTGCAAAACTGCAAAAGCTTGGTACGCACTGGAAGCGCGGCGCGCTGGTGATGACTGACAAGGCTGTGTTGGAGTTCGACGGGCCAGCAACACCTGATGCGCTGTGGGGGGATCAGCGATTCGTTGACTGCAGGGGCGTCAAGGTTGGCCAGGCCAAAATCATGCGATATCGACCGATCTTCCTCGACTGGGCCTGCCAGCTGGAGGTTGCGATCAATACGGACGTGCTGGACATGCAGGAGGTGCGGAAAGCAATTGAGGATTCAGGCAAGCTGATTGGTGTCTGCGAGTACCGCCCTCGTTTCGGTCGTTTTGAGGTGGCCTATGTCTGAGTTCACGAAGTATCCGGCGCACAAGCAGGCTGTCGACGACTTCCTAAAGGAGTTCAAGTATGGCGACTTGGTCGGCCATGACTGGCTTGAGGATAGGTTCGGCATGCCTTCGATGGGTGACTCCAAGCTGCTCACACAGGATCAGTTCAAGGCTCGCCAGTTCGATTGGCTTGCCAGTGTTGAGTCGTTTAAGGAAGAGTTGCTCAAGGATCATCAGGTCTGCCTGCAATCGGTGCGTGGGCGAGGATACCGCTGGGTGCCACCTCATGAGCAGACAGGCGTCGCTATGGACGAGCTCGGAAGGAATGTGCGCAAGGTTTTTCGTGGGGCCGGTCAGAAACTTCGTCATCTTCGAATCACGGAGTTGACCGATGAGCAGAGAAAGATCAGTCTTGATGCGGTTGCAAAACTCTCCGCTTTGCAGGGCATGACAAGGAAGGAGCTCAGGTAACGCAGCGTCATGACCTTTCGTATGAGAGGGCATTGCGGTGCGGAAGCATCGACCAGGCTCAGGCGGGCCGGGGTCAGGTCTGGCAAGTCGAGGTATGGCTTGGTGGGGCGAGTCATGGGCCGACAACGGCATAGAAAGGCACCTACGGGTGCCTTTTCTTTTTCCTGGCCTTTGGAGATGTTAGATTGCCTCATCTTCAGGGAGGGCGTGAAATGCTTATAGTTGCTTGGTTGGTGATGGCCATACTGACTGCAATAGCTGCAAATTCGAAAAATAGGTCTGCGGTAGTTGGGTTTCTGGTGGGGGCTTGCTTTCCGCTGGCAGGGCTTATTGGGTTTTTGATTGTTAAGCCTCTTCCATCAAGGGCTGGGTCAATTCGCAAGGGGCTGCTTGTTACGAGTGATGGCGAGAGGGAGTGCCCGCATTGCGCCGAGCTGATCAAGATGCAAGCAAGCAAATGCAAGCACTGTTCTGCTGATGTCACGCCTATCACCGAAGAGCAGGCAAGGGCAGCGCACTCCCGGACTTATGAGCCAATGAGGCGAAGTCGAACACTGATCGTCTGCGCTATCGGGGTAGTGATAGTGACGGCTTCATATTTATACCAATCATAATTACTGAAACCCGCTACGGCGGGTTTTTTTACGCCCGGAGAAAAGTATGACGTCGATTGCCGAGCTTGGTATCAAGGTCGATTCGACCGATGCAGCGCAGGCGAGCTCTGACTTAGACAAGCTTGCAGCCGCAGGATCGAGGGCGGAGAGGGCGTCCGAAGGTGTATCGAAGGGTGCTGATAAAGTTTCCACTTCGTTAAAAAAACAGAAAGACGAACTGGCCGAACTGCTTGGAGAAATTAACCCGACAGTAAAAGCCCTTGGCAGACTTGATGAGCTGGAAGCGAAGCTCGCACGGCACAAAGGCGTCGGTCTGGACGCTGCTACTTTCAGCGAATACCAGGGAAAGATTCAGCAGTCCAGAGAAGCGCTAGGCCGGTTTGATGATTCAATGAATCGTACTGGCAATACTGCAAAACAAAATGCCGCCGCTCTCAGGATGCTACCTGCACAGTTTTCGGACATTTTCGTCTCGCTGCAGGGCGGTCAAGCGCCGCTGACTGTTTTTCTCCAGCAAGGCTCGCAAATCAAAGATTCATTTGGCGGGATAGGAGCAGCAACCAAGGCCCTTGGTGGATACATCGGAGGGCTCATAAGCCCTGTGACTATAGCCGGCGCCGCTCTTGCTGGGCTGGGCCTGGCCTTCTACAGCGCTCAGAAAGAGGCCTCTGATTTCAATAAAGCGCTTTTCTCTGGAGCGGCGAGCACGGGCTTCACATCAGATGGACTTTCTTCCATCGCGACCGCTGCATCTGTACTGACAGGAAGCTTTTCGCAAGCAAAAGAAGCGGTAATGGCTCTCGCGGGCAGCGGACGTCTCAGCGAAAAGCAGTTTGTGAGCCTCGCAAATGCCGCCGCAGCAATAGGTGAAGTTACCGGTAAGAGCGCTGGTGAGGTGGCAGCTTCTCTCGGTGGTATGGGCGACAATGCGACGAAAGCTGCGCAGAAAATAAGCTCTCAATACGGCCTTCTAACCGCCGCACAGTATGAAGCTATCGCGGCACTCGACGAGCAGGGCAAGAAGCAAGAAGCGCTCGACTTGTTAGGAGAAACACTTAACACCAATGCCCAGCAGCGATTGGAGCGTTACAAGCAGTCGCTCTCTGGCGTAGAGGCCGGATGGGATGCGATCGGCAGCGCAATCAGCAGGGCGTACCGGAATGTCCGGTCCGAGCTTTTCCCAGATGCCAAAAAAGAAATAGAGATTCTTGAAAGGATCATCAAAACCAGGGAAGACGGTGGCATTTCTGGCGCTATTTCATCCGGCTTGAGCAAGCTTAACTCTGGGCTTGGATTAGACGACGGCGAGAATGACGACTCTACAGAAGCGCTTAAAAAGCGTCTCACTGGCCTGAAGGCAATCGCAGCGGCAAGCGAGAAAGCAGCGAAGGATCAGGGTGAAGCTGACAGAGCCGAGCAAGCAAGGATTGATGCTATCGGGAAGTGGGACGCTCGCCAAAAGAGCAACCTGACCGGCCGGGCCAAGCTTGAAAGCGATATCAAAGACGCCAGACAGCTTGGCATGGAGGCTGGGCGCTCCGAGGTTGAGATCGAGAAAGAGATTGCAGGGATTCGAGAGAAATTCAATAAAAGCCAGCCGAAGAATGGTGTCGACCTCACCTCGTTTAATAGCGCAAAAAACAATCTATCTGACATCGTCAACGACTACAAAAACGCTCAGAAAGAGTTGGACGCGGAGCAGAAGCGCGGCGCTGTATCGCTAATTGACTATGCCAAGCAGCGGTCAGCCCTGATCAAGCAGGAAAGGGATGATGTAACTGCTGCGTACCAGGCTGAGATCGATGCACTGGAGGCGGCCAAGGCCAAAAAGGGTACAACCGCGGCGCAGAGCATCCAGATTGATCAAAAGATCGCCGATGCGCGGCAGGGGATGGTCAAGGCGCAGAAGGATGCAGACAGCCAGCTCAAAGTGCTCTCTTCGAACGAGAAGGGCCGCATTGAGCAGCTAACTGTTGCTTCGCAGGCTTACGTCGAGCAACTGGAGCGGCAGCGCAGAGCGTTATCACTCACGGGCGACCGAAACGCTGCAGCAGTCGGCATGGGTGACCGCGAGTCAGGCCTGCAGCGCGACCTTGATGCATCGCGTGACAAGTTCAACGACGAACGCGCCAAGCTGCTGGATCGGCGCAAGACTGCGCCGGACAAATACAGTCAGGAAGACTACCTGAGTGACCTCGCAAGCCTGGAGGATGCGGAAAGGAAGTACCGCGCCACGGTGGTCGACAACTACGACCAGATGTCGGAGGCCCAAGGCAACTGGCGTAGCGGGGCATCTTCAGCCTTCCAGAACTACCTTCAGTCTGCCAACGATGTTGCTGGCCAGACGAAAAGCTTGTTCACCAACGCCTTCAGCTCCATGGAAGATGCGGTCGCAAACTTCGCCACGACAGGCAAGCTGTCGTTCTCTGACTTCACCAAATCGATCATCGCGGACATGGCGCGCATTGCCACCCGGCAGGCGGCGTCTGGTTTGCTTTCGAGCATCGCAGGTAGTGCGCTGGGCGCGTACTTCGGTGGCGGCGCGGCGACCGGCGCTGGCAGCTTCGGCTCCAGCATCGGTACCGCCATCACCGCCAACGCCAAGGGTGGTGTGTACGACTCGCCAAGCCTGTCGAGCTTCAGCAACCAGGTGCACGACAAACCGCAGATGTTCGCCTTTGCGAAAGGTGCAGGCATCTTCGCCGAGGCCGGGCCAGAGGCGATCATGCCGCTGACCAGGACGGCGGGCGGCGAGCTTGGCGTTCGCGCGCTGGGCGGCGGTGGCGGGGTAGGCGGCAGTTTAAACACCTACAACTTCCCCGTATCGGTTTCTGTGCAAACGACCGGAGATGGCGGCAACGCAACACAGGAAGACACCACGCAGATGGGCAAGGGCATCCAGAAGGCAGCCAAGGCCGAGGCGGAAACTGCGATCGCCAAGGGCCTTCAGCCTGGCGGATCAATCTGGCGCGTAATCAACGGGAGGTAACCATGGCGATTGAAACATTCACCTGGCCCACCCAGCAAGGGGAGGCACCCGATATTACTTATCGGGTGCGCACCTCGCAGTTCGGGGACGGCTACAAGCAAGAGGTCGGTGACGGGATCAACAATAAAGTCGATGCCTACCCGATCACCCACACGGGCAACACAGCCACGGCCTTGGCCATGATGGCGTTCTTCGACCGTCACAAGGGCGCCAAGGCCTTCTTGTGGACCACTCCACTGGGCCAGATTGGCCTGTTCACCTGCAAGAACCCAACCCCCACCCCTATGGGAGGTGGCGTTTTCAAATTGACGGCGACGTTCGAGCGCGCTTTCCACCCGTAAAGGTCAATCCATGTCGCTGATCAATGCTATCCAGACCCTTGAGCCTGGCAACGAAGTCATTCTGTTTGAACTGGATGGCAGCGATTACGGTGCCGATGTTCTGCGCTTCCACGGCCATGCGATCCCGCATACACCTGCCGAACTGATCGCCGCCGGCGGCAACGCTGACCAGTTGCCGGCCAAGTCGATTTGGTGGAAGGGCGAAGAGTACGGTGCCTGGCCCATGCAGTACGAGGGCAGCGAGGCGAATGGAGACGGCACCGCGGTACGGCCCAAGCTTTCGGTCGGCAACGTGAGCGGGCGAATCACCGCGCTCTGTTTGGCCTTCGAGGATCTGCTCGAGTTCAAGCTGACCATTCGCAATACGCTGTCCGAGTTTCTCGACGCCGTGAACTTCGAAGGCGGCAACCCCACGGCCGATCCCACCCAGGAATCGATCGAGGTCTGGTATGTCGACCAGAAAACCAACGAAGACGGCGAGACAGTCAGCTGGGACCTGGCCAGTCCGGGCGATGTCGGCGGCGAGACGATCGGCAGGCAGATGACCACTCTGTGCCACTGGTGCCTGACGGGTGGATACAGAGGCCCCAACTGTGGATACACCGGCCCTTACGTCACGAAGGACGGGGTGGTTACCGATGATCCTGAATTGGACGTGTGCGACGCCACCCTGGGCAAGGGCTGCATCCCGCGTTTTGGCGAGGGTAACCCCTTGCCGTTCGGTGGATTCCCCGCCGTTTCCTTGATAGCCCGGAGCTGACCATGCGCAAACACATCATTGCAGCCATCCAGGCGCATGCGGCCGCGGAGTACCCGAAAGAGTGCTGCGGGCTGGTACTGGCCGTGGGCAGGGCGCAGAAATACTTCCCGTGCCGAAACATCGCCACCGAGCCAAACGAAGAGTTCCGGCTCGACCCAGAGGACTACGCCGCGGCAGAAGACCAGGGTCAGGTGATCGGCATCGTTCACTCCCACCCGGACGCCACCAGTCGCCCTTCATCGCGTGACCTGGCGATGTGCGAGGCCACGGCCTTGCCTTGGCACATTCTGTCCTGGCCCGAGGGCGACCTGCGCACGATCACGCCGACCGGCAGCACGCCGCTGCTCAAGCGCCCGTTCGTACATGGCGCCTGGGACTGCTGGCAGGTCTGCGCTGATTGGTACCAGCGCGAGTGGGGCCTTGAGTTCGAGGCCTTCCAGCGCGCTGATGGCTGGTGGGAGAGTGAAGACAGCGCCAGCTTGTACGAGGCGAATTACGCCGCAGCCGGATTCGAGCAAGTCGACAGCCCACAGCGCGGCGACATGATCGTGATGGAGGTCGGGCACACGGCGCATCCGAACCACGCGGGGATCTACCTGGGAACTGACCCGGCGCTGCCAGGCGAAGAGTCGGGCGTGTTCGGCCCCGGGCCTTTCGTCCTGCACCACCTGTATGGCCGGCCGTCAGAAGTGATCGTCTACGGCGGCCCTTGGCTGCAGAGAACCCGCCTAATTCTTCGACACAAGGAGGCCCGATGAGCGCCATCGTTTATTCGCCAATGACCACCATCAAACTGTCCGGCTCGCTGGCTCAGAAGTTCGGCAGGCTGCACCGGCGCCAGGTTGGCTCGGGCGACACCTGGGAGAGTTTCCGGGCGCTGAAGGCAACCATCGACGGATTCGAGGAGGAGATCCGCCGCCTTGACCGCCTTGGGATGCGCTTCGCCATCTTCCGCAACCGTAAAAACGTCGGGCCGGACGAGTTCGGCATGGGCGGGGCCAGGGAGATCAGGATTGTCCCTGTCGTAGAAGGTAGCAAGCGCGGAGGCATTTTGCAGATTGTGCTGGGTGTCGTGCTGATCGCAGCCAGCTACTTCGGCGCGCCGACGGCGCCCGCGGGTATCGCGCTGCTGGCTGGGGGCGTGATCCAGATGCTCAGTCCTCAGGCCGCAGGCCTCAAGCAGAGCGCATCGCCTGAAAACATGCCCAGCTATGCATTCGGCAGCGCCAAGAACACCACGGCCAGCGGCAACCCCGTCCCTATCTGCATCGGCGAGCGCCGGTGGGGCGGGGCGATTATCTCGGCATCGATCTACGCCGAAGACAAGACATAACCTCGACATGTCGAGCAAGCCGCCCAAGAGGCGGTTTTTTATTGCCTGGAGGAAAGCATGGGCGCAGCACAGAGCCTGGATATTCACGGTGCCAAAGGTGGCGAGAGCAAGCCAAAGGCGCCGGTAGAGGCGCCCGATAGCCTGCGCTCCACCAACGTGGCCAAGATCCTCATTGCGGTGGGCGAGGGTGAGTTCGATGGTGTGCCCACCGCGCGCGACATTTTCCTCGATAACACCCCGATCCAGGACGCCAGCGGAAACTATAACTTCAGCAATGTGAAGTGGGACTGGCGGCCAGGCTCCGTAGAACAGACCTACATCCCAGGCATCCCGTCTGTCGACAACGAGACGTCGCTGAACATTGAGCTGCGCAGCGGCACGCCGTGGGTTCAGTCGCTGACCAACTTGCAGCTGTCGGCAGCACGTATCCGCCTGGCCACTCCGCGACTGGCGAGCCAGGACAGTGAAGGGAACATCGGCGGTTACAGCATTGAATACGCGGTCGATGTAGCTACTGATGGAGGGGCGTATCAGGAGGTATTGGTTGGCGCCATGACGGGAAAAGCCACCACTCGTTACGAAAAGTCCATGCGTATCGATCTTCCGCCTGCGACCAGCGGGTGGCTGATTCGAGTTCGCCGCATCACTCCAAACCAGAACACCGATAAGATCGCGGACAGCCTGTTCATCGCCGGCTACACCCAGGTGATCGACGCAAAGCTGCGCTACCCAAACACTGCGCTGCTGTTCATTGAGTTCGACGCCGAGCAGTTCACCAACATCCCGGCCGTCACCGTGAAATGCAAAGCGCGCCGTTGGCAGGTTCCGAGCAACTATGACCCGGTGGCGCGGACATATACTGGTGCCTGGGATGGCACAATGAAAGAGGCGTGGACCAATAACCCGGCTTGGGTCACCTACGGCATCTGCACCCAGGATCGCTTCGGACTGGGTCGCCGAATCAAGCCGTGGATGGTGGACAAGTGGGAGCTATACCGCATCTCACAATATTGCGATCAGTTGGTGTCCGATGGTGCCGGCGGCGTTGAGCCGCGCTTCTTGTGTGACATGAACCTGCAGGGAAAGGCCGATGCATGGTCATTGCTGCGGGACATCGCCGGCATCTATCGCGGCATGACGTACTGGGCTCAGGGCCAACTGGTGATGCAGGCTGACATGCCTCGGGCACAGGACATGGACTACGTCTTCACCCGGTCGAATGTCATCGAAGGCAAGATCTCCTATGGCAGCGCATCGGCGAAGACTCGCTTTACGCGTTGCCTTGTCAGCTACGACAACCCGCTGAACAACTACGACACCGATGTCACGGTCTATTCCGATTTACCGCTGCAGCGCCGCCTGGGCGACAAGCCGACGGAGATCAGTGCCATCGGCTGCACTCGAGCATCTGAGGCCCAGCGCCGCGCTAAGTGGCTGGTGCTGAGCAACAACCAGGACCGCACCATCAGCTTCAGGACCGGCATGGAAGGCCGTATCCCGCTGCCTGGGTTCATTATCCCCGTGGCCGACTCGCTGTTGGCGGGCCGGGAGATAGGCGGGCGCATTGCAGCCGCGGGGGGGAAGGTCGTCACCTTGGACCGCGATACCCTGGCCAAGGCCGGTGACCGACTGGTGATTAACCTTCCCGGCGGGCGGGCGGAAGGGCGCACAGTGGAAAGCGTGAACGGCCGCAAGGTAACTGTGACTGTCGCCTACAGCGAGGCGCCGGCCGCGCAGCTTCAGTGGGCAATCGACGCCGATGATCTGGCTATTCCTCTGTATAGGGTTATGAGGACTGCCCGTACCCCAGAGGGAGACTACGACATCAGTGCGCTGCAGTACGAGCCGAGCAAGTTTCCAAGTATCGACACTGGCGCACGACTTGAAGAACGCCCAATCAGTGTTGTGCCGATAACAGTGGTACCGGCGCCAGCGAGCGTCGACATCACGTCAAACGTCGCGATCGACCAGGGCCTGGCCATCAGCACAATGAACATTTCCTGGCCCACCGTTTCTGGCGCGGTCGCCTATGACGTGGAGTGGCGCAAGGACAGCGGCAACTGGATCAAGGTGCAGCGCACGGGCTCAACGAGCGTAGACGTGACCGGCATTTACTCGGGCGCCTACCTAGCGCGCGTGCGGTCGGTCAGCGCCTTTGAGATTTCCTCGATCTGGAAGAACTCCAACCTAACCAACCTGGAAGGCAAGGCAGGCCTGCCGCCGGCAGTGGCATTCCTGACCACCACCAGCCTGGTCTATGGCATCGGTATCCAGTGGGGTTTTCCACCAGGTGCCGAGGACACCCAGCGTACGGAGGTCTGGTACAGCGAGTCGCCGGACCTGACGACGGCCGAGAAGCTGAGCGACTTCAGCTACCCGCAGGCCTCGCACGAAATGCACAGCCTGCTGGCGGGTGCGAGCCTGTTCTTCTGGGCGCGCCTGGTGGACCGTACCGGCAACGTCGGGCCGTTCTTCCCGATCCCTGGCGCGGTCAATGGCCAGGCCAGTTCGGACCAGACCGAGTACGACAAGTACTTCGCCGACAAAATCGGCAAGGGCGCGCTGTATCCAAGCCTGCGAGAAGAGATCGACCTGATTTCGGGGGACGGCCCAGGCTCGGTCAACGAACGGCTGAAAGAGGCCAAGGAAGAGCTGGAGGGGTTGCTGGGGCAGATCACCGGGGCAGAGCCATACGACCCGGCAAAGCCATACGGCGCCGGCGCATTCACGCAAAAGGACGGGCACCTGTACCAGGCCACTGGCCCGGTACCCGCCGGCGAAGCGCCGCCAAACCCGCTGTACTGGAAGGATATCGGCACAATCCTGCAAACCACCAACGCGCTGGCCCAGCAGGTTCAACTGGTCACCAGCATGATCGAGGAGATCGAAGGCCAGGTGGTGGCCACTGCGACATCGGTTGAGGCATTGCGCTCGGCCGCCCGTGGCGATGATGGTGCGGGCGATCTGGCGGACGCGGTGAAAGGGTGGCAATCGACCGCTGATCTCGGGATTGAGAAGCGCACGCGGGCTTCTGAAAGCGATGCAATGGCGCGGCAACTCACCACGATGGAGGCGCGGGTGGGGGCGAACCAGTCCGGGCTGACCGTGCTGGAGCAGGTGGTGGCCACCAACAAGCAGACGGCAGCCACCCAACTGACTCAGCTCAAAAGCGACTTGGAGTTGACCGAAGGGAAGGTCGCTGGGAATGCGCAGGCAATCACCGGCCTCGACACCAAGGTCACCAACCTCGACGGCAAGGTCACTTCTCAAGCGTCCAGCAATGAGGCGCTGCGGGCTTCGGTGCGCGGCGATGATGGTTCTGGTGATCTTGCCGGCGCGATCAAGGCCTGGGAGTCGACAGCCAGCTTTGAGGTTGAGAAGAAGGTGCAGGCCTCTGCGAACGAGGCGTTGGCCAGGACTACAGAAACCCTGCAATCGAACATCGGCGAGACCAGCGCCTCGGTTCAGCAAGTGAACCAGACTTTGGTAGGTCTCGATGGTCGTGTTTCGTCAATGGTCACGCTAAAGGCGCAGACCATAGTGGGTGGTAAGAGGGTTACTTCTGGTTTTGCTTTTGGTTCTGACGGGGAGCAATCGGAATTCCTGATCTTTGCCCAGCGATTTGCAGTGGTGGATGAGGTAAGCGGTCAACTTGTTCCGATGTTCGTGGTGGAAGGTAATCAGGTAGTTCTGAACCAGGCAATCATCAGCAAGGCGTTTGTTCAGGAGATCATCTTGGGCATGACGCTGCGCTCGCCTACGGTTGATTCGAAGGGCCGGCCACTGCTGGAAATCAACATACCAGCCGGTACGTTTACCGTTCGCAGCCCAGGTGCTGGAGGCTCATCTCTTATCAATAACGACGGTCTTTCTGTTTTCGACCTCAATGAGGTTCTCAGGTTGATGGCGGGGAGGCTTTCCTAATGAGTTTCGGCATGAGGATATGGGGGCCGGCCGGGGCCCTCGAGTTTGACACCAGTACTTCTACTTATCGGATTGTTCTTTCTGTTTTGGTTTCTTTTGCTGGAGAAGGACAAAACACTAAAACATTTCAAGCCCCAGGATGCACGGCGAACAATGCAATATGCTTTTTGCTTCCAATTAATAATGACACTTCTCAGACGGTCGATAATAGACAGCTTGAGTGTGAAATGGGGAGCGGGGTGGTTTATGTAAGAAACTTTTTAGCCGGCGCGCAAAGTGGCTCACTTTCTCGCGCGACAATGCGGTTGATGGTAGCGAGGTGGTCTTGATGGGGTATGGGCTACAGGTTGTAAATGATAATGGCGAGATATCACTTGATTCTGAGTACGCGAGGCTATGTGTATTTCACAAGGGCGGCTACACCTCGGGGGCATTAGTTACATTTCAGAGTGTGGTTGAAACCCAAGAGCCACCCCTTGTCTTTATCAGGCCTCAAAACAATGGATCATTCATCCAGCTCGGGGTTTTGCTTTCGGGGTCGGCCGGTGCTTGGACTGGCGCCACTATCACCTCTGGCCAAGGCCACTCCGGAAGCATTTTTGTTGGCGCATTCTCGTCCAAGCCTTCGGCGACCTACGGGCTTAGAATGTGGGATGCTAGCGGTAAGCAGATATTTGACTCCGGGGTGCAAGCCGCCGTCTTTACTCGAGCCATACAAAATTGGACCTACACACATACGACGTACAGCGGGCAGGGCTTGCCGACGAACTGGTATGCCATACCTTTGAACTATGAACTTGGGGACTACCTCATGGTTAACAACGGCAGGATGCCAATGATGGCGGGGAATAATGAGTCTAGAGGTGCTGGATTAATGTTCGACTTTTCTGCGTCACTTTTAAGGTTTAGCGTTACAACAGTGTCCAATCCTTTTTATTTTATGCTTCAAGCAATATTTGGAAAGATCACGGCCTGATAGTCGGCTTGGATCACTGTCTTATAAATTTATGCCGTCTTGCGCGGTTTTCAATATTCGGAGAGACCTATGGCTTCTTGGTTTTCAGAAGGGACTGTGAGCGTGCAGAACGGGAGCCCGACAGTAACGGGCGTTGGCACCAAGTTCTCGAACTGCCGTGCCGGGGATATGTTCGTCGGCCCTGACCAGGGCATCTATCAAGTGATCAACCCAGCCAGCGATACGTCGCTTGCCATTTCGCCGGCGTACCGTGGGCCGGCCGTTGGCGGCGCCGGGTACGGGATCGTGCCCGTCAATGGCTACCCCAAAGCCCTGGCCGACGCGGTGAACCAAATGGTTCAGCAGTGGGGCGCTACGCTCGCGGGCCTGGGGAGCGTATCGACGGAGAACGTCGTTCCGGTGGCCAAGGGCGGCACTGGTGGCAGAAACCAGGCTGAGGCGCGTTCAGGCCTGGGGCTGGGCACTGCTGCAACAGCGGCCGTGACCGTGGGTAACGTCGATACCACTCCGGGCCGGGTGTTGAAGACTGCCGACTTTGGCATCGGCTCAGATGCCGTAGTTGTCTCCGACTGGAACGCGGCATATGACGAGTTGGGCGGGGCGCTCATCGCTGGTAATGCGGCCTTTCCAGGCGGAACAGGAGAATCGATTAACGCAACTGGCATCAACCTGAGACGTTCTGGCCGTGTAGGTGCTCAGATGATGATCTACAACGGTGATAACCAGTTCCTCTTTCGCTCTGCATTCAGTGCGTTCCTCCCCTGGGTGAGGATGTACCACACCGGCAACACCACCCGCATGGCCGACAACACACTAAGGGCGATCTGATCATGGCAAGAGCAGCAATTAACATCACCGGCACGGGTGAAAAGTTCGATTTCGTCTCGCTGGGCGGGACCGAAGTGGCCTGTTATCGCAAGGACGTTGGCGTCTACTGCGTCACCGGCACCCAGGGCATGGTCCCGTTCCCGCCCATCGATCAGGGCTGGGGCTACGGGCTCCACCCCTCGGACAATCCCGCCGAGGTGAACATCTCGTTTGAGGGCGACCTAC